TCGCCAACAACCGCGAGATGTTAAAGAAGTTCAAGCGGGAGACGGAGGAGCTGCTCAACAAGGCCGCCCTGGAGACCCAGGATGTGGCCAAGGGGCTGGTCCCGGTGGACACCGGCAGGCTGCGTGCGTCCATCAAGGTGACCCGGCCTACCCGGCTGACCCGGGACGTTTCCACCGACGTGGACTACGCCGGTGACGTGGAGTTCGGCACCTCGGCCCACGAGATCACCCCCAAGAGCGGCAAGTTCCTGGTGTTCAGGGGGGGGCCGATAGCCCAGGAGTGGAGTGCGGAGTCAGGCGGGGGCAACATGCTCTACCGCTCCGGCAAGACCGGCCGTGCGGTCAAGACCAAGAAGCGCGGCGAGATGATATTCGCCCGCAAGGTCCGCCACCCCGGCACGTCCGCCCAGCCATACATGCGGCCTGCCTACGACCGGGTGGGGCGGCAATTCAGACAGGCATGTGAACAGCTTGCCCGCCGGGTAAGCGGTAAGAAATAGGAGGAAGCGCATGGCTACTCAGCTAGAGCAGATACGGGACTATTTGCAGGCCCTGGTGGGCACGGCGGGCATCGACGACCTGGACACCCTGCTGACTGCCATCGACGACGGCATAGACGACATCGTTGTGTCCGCCGCCGCCATCGATGCCAACACCGACCGCAACACCGACTACGAAATCCTCACCATTACCCTGGACGACGACAACTGGCATAACGTGACCTTCGCCCAGGCGGTCAAGAAGTTCAAGATCCAGGAGCGCGGCCTGTCCGCCGACATCTGGTTCCGCAAATCCGCTGTCGCCACCAACTACATCACGGTCGGCTCAGGCGACACCATGCCGTTCGAGCTGGCCATGGCCTCCACCACCGTGGGCCAGGTCTGCCGTAAGACCGGCGCTGGCACCATCTACGCTGCCGTGCTCGGCAAGTTCTAGGGGCGTGAAATGTTGGGCGATGTAAGCGAGCTGATGATACCCGACCGCCGTCAGCTCCTGCTGATGGACGGCACCCAGCAGGCGCTCGACCTGGTGAGCAAGGCGGCCATGACCCTTTCGGGGGGAGTGGGTGGAGCATGGCCGGGGGACGAGAGCAACTGGCGGCGGCTGCTCTCGCGAGGTGGGGTGTGGGCTCCGATTATCGGGCCAGCTGTGGACAATCTGCTGAGTGACAATGCGGCCTCCATGGAAACAGATGCGTCGGCCTGGGCATCCCTCAACGCTGCAAAGCTTGTGCTATCCAGCTATACCTCGGATGCGTGGCACGGTTCGAAGTGCCTGGCGGGAACCGGCGGGTCGTCTGGCGGGGCGGATCAGGGGGCAAGCTGTGATGTTACCACCCTTACTGCTCCGGGTAACCAGTACACGGCGTCCCTCTGGCTCAAAGCTGGTAATGCAGGAGCTATCGGTGAGCAGTTTAGGGTCTTGCTTTATGACAACGTAGCAGGGGAGACGGCTGGCACCACCATCACCCTATCGGCTAACTGGCAGAGGTCGGTAGCTACAAAGACTTTTGACGCGACGTCTACGATAAGGATGATTTATGCCAAGCGCGTAAGTGACCTGGAGGAGGGTGACGTAGTCCTGATTGATGGAGCCCAGATTGAATCGGGCGCTGTCGCTAACGACTTTGCCCTGGGCGCGAGGTCAGCGAGTGCGTGCACTATCCTTATGAGCGCTTTGGGCTTAACACCGGGACAGGACTTTACCACAATAACTGCATATCAGGCACCGTGGCACGGTGGGGATGGAGCATTCCATACATTGTGGGACATGCGGGATGCGGTTGGGGGCGGGGACATAGATGGTCAATGCTTGGTAAAAGACCAATTTAACCGTATGTGGTATTCGGCTAGTAATGCCAGTATAGCAAATGTGGCATACGCCAGCACCAGCTCAGCCAACCTGCCTGCCAACCAAACAAACCTGATTATCACCCGATGCCAAGGCAATACACTGAAGCTGTCTATTAATGGCAATGGAGGTTATTTAACATCTGGTACACCTACAAGGGAGCCCAGATTTGGCAATAGCCTTGCAATCGGAGTGTATATCAATCTCACAACCGGCCCTCTTGGGGGCGCAATCATTTTCTGCGTTCTTGGCACTTATATCAGCGACCAGGAAGAGGCGCGCATAGCAGCAGCCGCCGCCTGGCCCCGCCGGTACAGGAGGCAGACATGAACATCGAGTACGTCTCCATCGATAAGGGCGAAGAGGCCGTGCACGTGACGGCGCTGGTGACCGAGGACAAGGTGACCAAGGAGATACGGGGCAGCTTCAACAGCCTGCCCAAGGAGGAGCTGGCGGGCTGGTTCCGCGAGCAGTTTTACGCGCCCGAGGTTGTGGAGCAGCCAGGCGAGAAGGTGGAGGAGATGAAGGAACCCGTGAGTGCCTACGTGGCTGACCCTGTGCGGGTGGCTGCGTGTACGGCGCTGGCGGTGGAGTACGGGAAGCTGAAGGGGAAGGTAGTGGAGCAAGTTGAAGTCCGTAAATGAGGCCATCTACGCCGCGCTCACCGGCGATGCCACCCTTGCCGCCCTTGTCGGCGACCGCATCTACAAGCAGTTCCCGCCGGAGCAAACCACCTACCCGAACGTCTGCTACAAGCAGGTGTCGGGCGGCGCCGATAACGCCGACGGCCTGCCCGCCGTGGCCCGGGCCCGCATCCAAGTCGACATCAGAGCAGAGACGGGCATTGACGACATCGCCGACGCTACCATTTCCGCCATGGCGAGCGTGCACGGCGCGGTCAGCCTGGCCAACGAGATAGACGCCTTCGACCACTCCTGTATGAAGCCCCTGCACATGATGGACTTTCTGGTCACGCAGAAGATGTAGGCGCTAAGCCTTTTAACATACCGGCCCGCTCCGGCGGGCTTTTTTAGTGGACAAATACCAAGGAGGTAAACCATGGCTTTCGATTCCGACACCTTTGTATTCGGCGTGAAGGACTGCCAGATCGCCAAGCTGCTCACCGACGCCAGCCCCGGGCCGACCTTCGACCCGATCATCGACGTCCCCGGCATCCAGGAGTTCAGCTTCAAGCCGCTGGTCACCGAGAAGAAGCTCAAGGGCGACGACAAGACCATCGACATCCGCACGACCATCGAGGAAGTGGAGATCAACGTCAAGAACGCGAAGATCCCGCTTCAGGCCCTGGAGGTCATCCTCGGCGGCACCTACACCAACACGGGCGCCACGCCCAACCAGATCAACAAGCTGGCCGTCAAGGGCGTCGACCGCCCGCACTACTTCAAGATCGAGGCCCAGGTGACCCAGGTCGACGAGGAGGACGCGGACCTGCACTTCGTGGCCTTCAAGGCCAAGCTGTCGAGCGTCGGGGACTTGGGCGCCGTGGGCGAGGACTACAAGTTCCTGTCCTTCACCGCCAAGGGGATCCCCTGCGACGGCGACGACTCCTTCTTCGACATCGTCGAGAACGAGACCGAGACGGCCATCAGCTAGGCGCCCGCCTGGCTTTAAACGAGGGAAAAGGGGAGAGGGAATGTTCGAGGAGATAGTTGACGACGTATTCGAGGTAGAGCTTTCCGGCCGCACCTTCAAGGTCTGTTTCACCATGAACAGCCTGAAGTTCCTGGAAAAGCACGGCCTGGACCTGGACGACATACAGGGCCGGGGGCTGCCGGTCTACGAGCGCAGCGTGACCATGTTGACGGCCGGGACCCGCGACTTCCACGGCGATCCCGACAAGCCGGGCTACGTCACAGAGGATGGGCTGGGCCTGCTCATGCGGCCCTGGCAGCTCTCCGCAGTCAACAACATCCTCGACCAGGCCATCGTCGCGGCCTACACCCCCAAAAAAAAAGTAGAAAAGGAGCCGGCCACGGGAAACCCGACTGGCTCCTGATCTACTATTTCTGCTGCCGTTACCTCTCCGAAGACCTTTTCTGGTCGTCTACCCCCGCCAAATTGACCGCGCTCATGCACGCCCATAACCGCTATGAGGGCGGGGAAGAGAACAAGACCGGCGGGGGCATGACTGGCCTCGCCAAACTGGGTCTGCTCAAGAAAGCGAGAAAGCAAGATGCCGAATGACATAGGCAAGCTGCTCATCCGTTACGGCGTCGACGTCTCCGACGTTGACAAGGCTGAGGGGCAGCTCAAAAAATCCATGAGCCGCGTGGGGGACCATGCCCTTTCCATCGGTAAAATGATTGCGTCCGCCGCCGGGCTGGGCTCGCTGATCTATGTGGGCGCCAACGTGGCCAAGGAGTTCATGGGGTTCGAGGATGCCATGCAGAAGGTCAAGGTGGTGTCCGGGGCCACGGCTGAAGAGTTCGAGAACATGAACAAGCTGGCCCGCGAGATGGGGACCACCACCGAGCACTCGTCCGCCAAGGTGGCCGAGGCCATGTATGAGCTGGCCTCCGCTGGCCTGTCCGCTGCCGACATGGCCAGCGTGCTCCCGTCGGTGCTCGACCTGGCCACCGCCGGGGGCCTGGAGCTGGGTGACGCCGCCGAGGTAACCATGAAGGCTCTCTCCGGGTTCGGCCTGGCGGGCACCGAGGCCACCCACGTCACCGACGTCATGGCGCTGGCCGTCAACAAGTCCATGCTCCACTTCGAGGACTTGAGCCTTTCCATGAAGTACGTCGCCCCTATCGCCGGGGCCACCGGGCAGAGCCTGGAGGACATGACCGCCGCGCTCGCCATCATGTCCGACGCTGGGGTCCGCGGTGAGCAGGCGGGAACGTCACTCCGAGCCGGGCTGCTGCGCCTGGTCGACCCCACCAGGGAGGTCATCGATGGCCTGAAGACCCTCGGCCTCACCCAGGCCGACATCAACCCCTCCACCCATTCCCTTTCTGAGATAATGAACATCTTAGCCCAGCGCACGGCTAACCTCACCTTGGAGCAGAAGAACCAGGCGCTGGCAAACATCTTCGGCACCGAGGCCCTTTCCGGCATGCTGGCCATCGTCAACAAGGGCCCGGCTGCCCTGGACGACCTCTCGGCCTCCTTCAAGAACTCGTCCGGCACCGCCAAGTCCTCCGCCGAGCAGATGCGCGAGTCCTTTGGCAAACAGCTGGAGATACTCAAGAACAACCTGATGGAAGTGTGCTTCACCGTGCTGGAGAAGGCCATGCCTTCTATCGAAAAGTTTATCGCCAAGATCAAGGAATGGGCAGAGTCCGGCGACCTGGAGGAGTTTGCCAACGGCATGGGCGACCTGCTGTCTGACGCCATCGACCTCTTTACCAAGTTGTCAGACGCCGTCACCTGGGTAACGGACAAGTTCGGAGGGCTCACCAATGCCCTCTACGTCCTGGCCGCCGCCTACGCCACCTTGAAGCTCACTACTTGGGTGAGCGGGTTGCAATCAGCCGGTGCTGCCGCCGCTGCGGGCGCTGCCGGGTCTGGGGCTGCTGGTGCTGCGGGTGCGGGCGCAGCCGGAGCAGCCGGGGCCGGTGGAGCTGGCCTGCTCGCCGCCCAGGCCGCCCAGCCCATATACGCTTTCGGCGGGGCCGGAATGGCCGGGAGCATGGTTCCCGCCGCGGCTTCCCTTGCGTCTATTGCCGCCGTGGGTGCCGGTGCCATCTACATCACCAACAAGTACGCCAACGAGGCCAAGGCCGCCATCGCCGAGGCCAACTCCGCCTGGCAAAACATGTACGATACCCTTGGCGATTTCAAGGTTGATAACGTCAAGGAAGCCGCCGCCGCTTACAGTATTTTGGGGGGCACCCTCGACCACACCTCCGACACCTATCAGAACTACAAGCAGAAGATGCTGGATGCGGGGATGGCTGAGGGGGCCGCCACTCAGGCCGCCGCCCTGGCCGCGTCGGGCCGCAAGGAGGGGATAAATGCCATTGCCGCTCAGTACCAGAACCTCGTAGCGTTGACGAAAACAACCTCAGACCCGGTGGCGCTTGAGGAAATTCATCGCCAAATGGCCCTGCTGGGGGAGCTCATGCCGGAGGTCCGCAAGGGCGTGGTCTACTCTACCGAGGAGATCCAGGCCGCCGTGATCGGGGCCGTCCAGTCCATGGGGGAGGTCCCCTTTGAGGTCAAACAGGCGCTCGCCTCATCCAACGAGGAGTTCTACGCCGCTGGCGTGGACAGCATGGCCACCTACGTCGAGGGCATGATGACTAACATCGGCGTGCCCCCCGAGCAGGCCGCGCAGATGGCCCAGCTCACCCGGGACGCCCTGTCCTCCACCGACCCGGACGTCCGGGCCAACGCCGCCAACACCATCGCAGCTATGGCTAACTCCATGGCCGAAAAAGGATACATCTCCTTTGAGGCGGCCAAGCTGATCGGCGACAACATCCGGGCCGGGCTGGACCCGGGACCGAGTCCAGCGGAAAAGCTGGCGTCTACCCTTGCGAGCATGGAAACCGCCCTTATCGCCAAGCTGGGGATACTCGGACCCCTTGCCAAGGGCATCGGCGAGGCCATTCGCAAGGGCCTGGAGGACGCGCAATCCCCCGACATCAGCTACAAGGTCCCGGCCACCTACCGCAAGATGTTTTCGAACCTGGATGCGACCATGTCCGCCAACCTGCCGCACCTGCAGGCCCAACTGAACGTGGTCATGCCCAAGCGGTTCGACGCCCCGCAGGTGGCCGCTCCTGGCCTGGAGCGGGCCCTGGCCAAGGCCGCCTCTGTAAACCACGTACACTTCCACGTCCCCGGGTTCTTCGGCAGCCAGCAGGAGCTGGACGATCTGGCCCGCCGGCTCACCGACGAGCACATCCCGCGGGTGACTTTCGGCAGGGGAGGGAGATAGACCATGTCGGATCTGCTCAAGCTGACCGACTCGTTGAGCAACGACCACGTGCTGTCCCAGGTGGAGCGGACGTACCGGCGCGGGCAGGTGCTGGTTGGCTCCTCTTCCCGGGCCGCCACCGGCAAGCTGAATATCCGTAAGCGCGCCGTCAAGACCACCCATAGCGTTTCCTGGGCCGGGCTCACCTACGCGGACGAGGCGGGCGGGGCCATCGGCCTTGCGAGCCTGGACGCGCTGGTGGCCGCCGGCGGGGAGTACACCCTGACCGTAAACCTCTATGGCGCCAACCCGGAAACCTTCACCGTTATGTTCGACCCGGAGTCCTTCGACTTCGAGATGGTCCAGTACGAGAGCCGCGAGCTGTGGCAGGTGTCCGTTACCCTGCTGGAGGTATAAATGCAGACGGTAACAGCGGGGTTCACCGCGCACTTCGAGGGGCCGGAACCGGCACTCGAGTTCCAGGTGGAGCTGATGGAGTCGAGCGGGTTCAACTTCCCCGAAGACGTTGACGTTGTCGCCACCGCCACCAGCACCAAGCTTCTTCCCCCCGGGCCCGGGCCGGATGTTGAGGACACGAACTTCAGCGCGGACAACCTGGCGGACGGCCAGGCTGGCGAGCCTATCAAGTACCTGGTGCTGGACCAGGCGGTCTGTACGCTCGACGCCGGGTTCTGCCTGGGCGGGGAGGGCTCCAAGTACACGCCCGGCTGGTGGTCGGAGGTAAAGTCCGACGCCACCTGCTCCTTCACCAGCTCGCCCGAGGTGGAGGTGGAGTATGACCCGGCGGTGGAAGCCAACCGTCTGCGGGTGTCCACTACCACCGCCTACTCCGGGGTCAAGCTCGTCAACCTGCAGGCGTGGTACGACGGGGATCCTGGCTATACCGACCTGGGGGATTTTGACTTCGGAACCGGGGCCCGGGTCATCGCCGACCTGGCCACCGGGTCCACGCTTAAAGACGTCACCAAGATCAAGGTGACGGTCAAGTCCACCAAGGCCGCCTCCGACTACGCTCGGCTCACCGAGATAGAGCCGGTGGTTGAACGGTCCCTAGATACCCTGGGGACCCTGGAGGACTGGTGCGAAAACATCAGGATCCGTAAATGCTCGGGGTCGGTGTCGTCCTATGCGCCGGCTTCCCCCGGGTTCGGCGTAAACGAGTTTTCCTGCCAGCTCTCCAAGGAGTCAGGCATAACGCCGGCGGAGAACCAGCTGCTGGTGGTGTCGGCGGGCTTCGATGGCGAGCTTCTCCAGCAGGGGGTGTTCATCATCACCGAGGCCCGGCCCGGCCTGGACGCCTGGAACATCACCGCCCGCGGGGTGCTCAGCCTGGCCGCCTACAATCCCTTCCCCGACTCGGTGTTTAAGGATTCCAAAATCTCTGAAATCCTGGGGCGCATATTGTCCTGGGTGGGCATCAGCCAGGGCGAGATAACCTTCGCCCTGGCCGCCGATACCGAGTGGGAGTGGTATATCACCGAGCACGAGCACGGGGACGACGTGCTATCCAAGGCCGCCGAGGCCCTGGGCGTGGCCATCTACGAAACGGAGGATGGCGAGGTCGTCGTGCGCAACAGCTACGGCGCGTCCGTATTGACCATAGACGATGACCTTATAGCTGACCTGGACAAGTCCAGCCCGCAGGAAATCAACTACGTCATCGTGCATTACGGGTCCATCGAGGAGGGGCAGCCGGACTATGTGTTGTCGGCTTCGGCCCCGCTGGAAGCGTCCGAGACCAAGACCTTTGTCTTTTCCTACAATAAGGCACCCATCCTGGATAACAATCCGCCGTTTATTGAGGCGTTTGTCGACGATGACGGGGAGGATCTGACCGCGCCCACCATCCAGGAGTGGTCAGCAGACGCTTACTCGCTGACCATCAAGGTCAAGAATAACGTGGCCACGGCCGGCACCGTGAGCATACAGATGTGGGGGACCCCGCTGGACAAGAACGCGGGGGAGGCCATCTACGAGGCCACCAACGCCGACTCCATAAAGCGCCGCGGCATCCGCGCTGATGAGGCCACCATTTACACCAACTCAGCCACCCGCGCCAAGGCTTACGGAGACGCCCTGCTCAAGTACCTGCGGGCCTGCGGCGGGATGCTGCGGGTCACCCTGAACAAGCCGGCGCCGCACCTGCAGCTGCGGGACGTGGTGACGGTGGACTCAGAGGAGTACGACATCGACGCGACCGACTACGTGATATCGCAGATGGACCTGGGCGAGGACGACACCGTGCTGGTGCTCATCCCGGGAACGGCGGTGATCTGATGAGCTTTGACAGCATCTTCCGTAACAAACTCAGCCGCCCCTCCACCCGGCCCATGCTGGCCGGCGGAGGCGGGGAGCGGTCCATCGTCTGGTCGTCAAGCGACACCGGCCTGCTCAAGCGGCTGGAGGCGCTGGAGCTCGAGGTGGCCCAGCTGCGTTCCCGGGTGTCCCCACCGAAGTACTACCCGCCCGTCGACCTGGACCCGGACCCCGGAGTGGCTGCCACCACCGGCTACGAGCTGGCCTCAGACGGCACGCTGCGCGCCTACGTGGAGGTCACGGTGAGCGGCACGGGCCTGTACGAGGTGGCCTTGCTCGGGGCCCCCGAGATCGTCTACGCGACTAAGGATGCCTATGTGGACGAGGCTAATCCTGCCACCGTGAGCGGCACCGGCAGTGTACTCATTGCTGGTTGCGAGGGAGATGGCCACGCCTTCCGCACCTGGCTGCAGTTCGACTGGGGCACCTGGCCGGACGGGCTCTGGCAGGCTGACCCCATGCTGGCCGAGGTGCGCCTGGCCAAGCTGGGCTCCAACGATGACGCGATAGAATTGTCCCTGGACTACGAGGACCTCTCCGGGGGCGACTGGGACGAATCCACTCTTACCTGGAACAACCAGCCCGACCTTGGCCGCAGCGTGACCAGCCTGCTCAACACGACGGGCACTGACTACAACTGGTTTGAGGCGCGCAACCTGTTCTACCTGTTGCGCGAGGTCAAGTCGGGTTCGTGGACGGGCACCCCCTACGGCATGGCGGTAGTCGCCGACCGCGAAAGCGAAGACGTCGGGTTGGTCGACTGGATAAGCCTGGAAGGCGCGGCCACCGATGATGAAAAGCCCCAGCTGTGGTACTGGGGGCAGGCTGAAAAGTCTCAGCTGATGGGGGGCACGGTAAAGACGAGCCGCCTGTATGGCAAGCCCGGTGGCACCTACTACCTGGTCCACCGCATGTTGTCCAAGGACAACGTCCCTGGGCGCTGGTCCGACCCGGTAGAGATTACCCTGCCGTCAGAGGGGGCCACGCCTTCCAAGCCCGCTGCGGCGACAAAGACGGACACCCTCATCTCGCACCTGAAGATCATCAGCCTGACGACTTCGGTGCCGACGGACTTTTCCCACTATCACGTCTACATCAAGGAGACCAACGAGCCGGCCGTCACCGAGTTCAACACGCGGGTCGACCGCTTCCAGCACTGGTTCCCCTTCGACTATGCGCATGGGGGCGACTACGAGGTAAAGTATAAGATCGTCACCCGCTCGGGGGTCGAGAGTGATTATTCAAATAATCTGTCGTTCTCCGTCACGTCCAACCTGAAGCTCCAGAGCCCCAACGGGGACGCATGGCTGTCCCTGATCGACTCGTCCGGCCTGGGCGCGACCGTCCTCCAGCTTGCCGGGAACGTCGCTGACTTCATCGTCTCCGGGGACGATGGCGATTATACAGTCCGCACCGACAAGGTGAAGACGATCACGCATGATAACATTCTCCATTCCTGCGGCCAGGCGACCAACGACTCCAGCCAGTCGACGACCTCGACGTCCTGGACCGACCGAACGACGGGTTCAATCACCCTCACGCCTCCCGGGACTGGCAACGCCTACTACCTGCTGATCGGAAAGTTCACGCTGTTCAAGGACGGGGCCAACGAGATCAAGGTCACCTTCAAGGTGGACGGGACCGAAACGAACTCGGAGGAGGGGTACTCGGCCTCGGGGGCGGCCGAGACGTTGACGATCGGCCGTCGGGTGGCAGTGACCGCCGGGAGCTCGCACACCTTCAAGCTGTGTTTCAAGTCGGGGGACGGTGGGTCCGCGACCGTCTACCGCTCAAACATCATCGCCATCCATCTCGGCAATTACTAAGGAGGAACGCATGAGCGGCTTCAACCCTAAGACCTGGTCGACGGACGAATACCCGACCGCCGGCACGATGAACCAGACGAAGGACAGCCTCAACTGGCTGTTCGCCGCGATGCTGCCGGCGCTGGACGATGACGCGGGGGTGCTGAAGGCGCTAACCAACCTGGGCCTCTACATCGTTCACTTCGCGCTGATCGACCCGTCGGCATCCGATGGCACCGGCTCTTACGACGCCACCTGGACTAAGCTGTGGGGCCCGCCCAACGTGGGGTTCGGCATGGAGATAGAGTGGAAGGACACCATCTTCTCTGGAACGCCCATGGTCCTGGGCCACACCACCGGCTCGGAAACGCAGTGGGGCATCGTGCCGGCGTCCCGCTGGGACGAGAGCGCCACCGGCTATAAGGTAGCTTTCAAGGACACCGGCGGCGATGCCTACCCCGTCAATACCCCCTTCGGTTACACCGCCCTGGTGGCGGGGACCCGCAAGACCAGCCCGGAATAGGGAGGGGCCATGGACACGGAACAACTTATCCTCACCGAGATTCGAGACGTCCGCAAGGCTCAAACCGAACAGGGCAGAGAGCTGGGGCAGATAAACACCCGCGTCGCCGTGATCGAAACGAGCATGGAGCAGATAAACGCCAGGCTCGGTGATACCAAGCAGACCGCCAATGGCACCGCGGATTTTACCGACGACCTCGACGGGCGGGTGGAGGTGCTGGAGACCTGGTGTAACACATTTAGAGGCCGCGCTTCCAAGCTGGCCTGGACGCTGCTGGCGTTCGCGCTCGCGCAGGCTGGAACGTGGATAGCGTGGCTCGCTATGGGGAGGCGGAAATGAACGAGCCCAAGGGAGCAATAGCGGCGTCCTTGCAGGGCGCCCCGGAGGAATTCAGCGGCAGCACCCCGGTGGACTGCTACCGGCTGGCGGGCTACATCTACAACCGCCTTGCGGACATGTACCCGCAGGCCGGGTGGGAGCTCTACAACCGCGACGACTTCCCCGGGCAGGGCGATAACTTCATCGGGGTGCGTAATGCCATCGTCGCCTGGGGCGCCGACTTCGCCGTGCATATCCATCAGGACGCAGGGGGCGAGGCCGGGGCCCGGGGCTGGCACGTTATCTACTACCACGGCGAGGCGCTGAGCCTGGCCAACGAGCTGGTCTATGCCATGCGCGCCCTGCCCTCGCCCATGCGCTACGGGGGCATCGTCTGCCGGTCCAACGTGGCGGTGCTCAAAGCGCCCAAGGTGAGCGTGCTCGTCGAGGCCGGTTTCTACACCAGCATCGACGGCGACGAGGCCATCGGCATCGAAGGATGGGGCAACGCAATTATCCACGGCATCAGTAATTACTTACAACACCACTGGGGGCTTTCCCCGGTGGGGGAGGAGGAGGAAGAGATGGTGGAGTTCACGCGCATGGCGGACGAGGAAGGGCAGGGCATCTTCAAGGGGCAGACCGTGGCCTCCTTCAAGGCATACGGCAAGGGCACGGACTGGATCCACGCCAGCATCAACAGCCCGGGCCAGGAGAAGTTCCTGCTGCTATTCAACGTGCAGTACCCGGCAAAGCGGGACGTTCAGTGCAAGGAGGTCTCCGACGGCTATTATGGCAGGGTCCAGCAGATGACCGGCTACATCGGCGCCGACGAGTATGCCTGGGTGGGGGTGCATGTCCCCGTGGACCTGGCCGGCAGCTTCCGTGGCTTCATAAGGAAGTAAGCCCGTGAAGTGCCAGAGGGAAGGGTGCGCGGAGGAGTTCCAACCGAAACGGAGCGACCAGAAGTATTGCTCACCCGCCTGCGCGACCAAGGCCTACAACATGAGCAGGACTAGACCACGGGAGCTCCCCGGCCCCAGGCCATGCGGCAACCCCGACTGCGACCAGGTGGTCACGCCCACCCGGGAACAGCCCGACAAGCAGTATTGCAGCGCGTCCTGCAAGGAAAGGGCCCACTCGATCAGGCGGCGCCAACCTAAGAAGCAGACCCCTTTGCATGTCTTCTGCGCCCAGGGGCGGACGTACAAGGAGATATCGGTTCAGTTCGGGTGGGGCAAGGAGCAGATAGACTCAGAGCTTGCCAAGCCGGTGGAGGGGTACACCCTTTTCAAGACCCGGAATTACTCTTACGAGGAGATATTCGTTTTCCTCCCCGTCATCGAGGATGAAATAAAGGTGGAGCCCCGGGTGTGGGAGTACCGCCTGCAGCCGGACGGCGAACCGTACATGCTGGTCCAGTTTCCCGACGACCTACCCTTCGAGAAGATCAAGGTCATATCCCTGGCCGATATCCACCGGGGGGCGGTGGGCCACGACGAGGAGCTGTTCCTGGAGTACATCAACTGGATAGCCACCACGCCCAACGTCTTTGTCGTGGTAGGGGGCGACGCGCTGGAGGAAGCTTACGGGGACTCCTGCCGTGGGGTGGCCGTCTACGAACAGAACGAGCGGCCCCAAGACGCCCGCATGTCCTTGCTGCGCATCCTTGCCAGGATCGCCCACAAGATCCTGGTGGTCATCCCCGGCAACCATGAGCGGCGTGCCCGCAAGAGCGACTTCGACCCGCTGGAGTGGATCGCCATGAAGCTGGATATCCCCTACTTCCGGGGGCCGGTATGGCTGGACGTCCTGTGGCATGGGAACGTCTACGACTTCTGGATCCAGCATGGGGAGACAAACTCGAAGACCGAGGGCGGCAAGATGAACGCTGCGATGGCCCCGTTGAAGTGGCAGGACTTCACCATGTTTACCCTCTACCACCACGTGCACGACTCGGCCGTGAAGAAGGTCATGCGATACCGACGGGACCGCGTCAACTTCAGGCTGGCGGAGGCTAAGCAGTACATCGTCATCAGCCCTGCCTTCATGAACTACCTGGGCACCTATGCTTGGGAGCGGGGGATGCCCCCGGGAGCGAAGGGGAGCGTGGCCTGCGAGCTCTATGCCAACGGCGACTACCACGCCTCCAGTTAGCGTGTAAATCTATCCATCGGGTGGTGGATTATCCGACACCACTTGTCCACAAAGTGGGACATTTGTCCCCTTTTTGTTATATTCACCATCCGCTGGAACAGGAGTAACCCGTGAAAATACAAGTACCCTGGCCCGACGTCATCACCTTTCTGAAGGCGCTGGCGGTCGGGCTGGATTCGATGATCAAGGCACTGGAGAGGGTGACCAAGTAGAGGGAGGGGACATGGGGATAGTTTATACTGCGGGGCCATACCGGCCCGGGCACGGCAGGACGGTGGCCGACAACATCGCCGCCGCACGCAAGGTCGCCATTGAGTTGTGGAGGATGGGGCACTTCGCTTTATGCCCCCACCTGAACACCGCCAACTTCGAGGAGGACGCCGAGCTGCCCGACGAGTACTACCTGGACGGCGATCTGAAAGCGCTGGCCCGGTGTGACGCCGTGGTCATGCTGCCCACCTGGACCGAATCGGAGGGCGCGAAAGGTGAACACGACTACGCCCTGGCCGCGGGGATCCCGGTCTACTACTACCCCGACCTGCCCGAGCTGCACCCGGTAGAGGTGCGGTATCCCGAGCAGACGGAGTGCTTCATTGCCAACTCATTCCGAGGGTATCGGATATACCTCAAGCGCAACCACGACTACAGCCCCGCCAACATCAAGGGCACCGGGACCATCGGGGTTGTCGTGCGCTTGTGGGACAAGATGGCCCGCATCATGAACCTTTCGGGGTTCGAACTGGACATCAACCAGTCCGTGTTCACCGAGTCGAAGAAGGCGCAGAGCGAGCCCCTTGAGGACGCCTATCTGGACATCCAGAACTACGCGAACATCGCGCAGGTGTCATACCAGGGGAAGTGGGGACGGTAAGATACGGATCAGAAAAAGGGAGGTGAATAGATATGGACATGGTAGAGTTTTTAGGGGCGGCTATCGTCGCCATCTGGGTAGTGATCGCAGTGCTGAAAAAGGCTATCCCGTGGCTCGCCGGTGTGGGCTCGCGGTATATCCCGGC